ATTGCGATTATCATTGTGCTGCCGTCCACAGAAACAAGCCGAGCAACGCGGCGATCACAACCCAAACTAGAATATCCATCACTCACTGTCCTTTTGTTGAAGGGCGGCCAAAGTGCTTTCTTTAAGAAAATAACGGTCTGCTTGACGCATCTGACCATCAATATCTTTCAACGCCTCCCGCAACCGCTCAATCTCATCATTTTTGACACGAACATCCTTCTCCAACTCATATATTGTTTCTGCATAAATATTTTTATCTTCCCGCAACCGCTCAATCTCGTCGGCGGCATCGCTCATTATGACCAACACATGCTTATCTGATCCGCCCATCTTTTGAAGCCATTCAAGCAATTTAGTTTTTTCACGCAACCGTTCAACAATATCTACCATTTCATCTCTCCCTTGTTATCGCGTAACAGTATCCGATAGCGGTTGCCGTCGCGGTCCTCGACGATCTGCCACATGCCGTCGTCGTCGTCCTCGTATCGAACGGTCCAGTATAACATCTCAACAATCTCCCTTAATTTATTGAGCGGTAGCGGTTGCAGCTCAACTACATTTTTCGTCATGACCCAGAGCGCATGGACGATCAGACCGTAACAAGCTGATCCGATCAATACAGCGAGCACGATCATGACGCGTCGCGCTCGTTTATTGCTAAGAGCGCATATCCGGCTATATCACGAAAATGATCCGGTTCGTGCGGATCGCCGCACATGATCCGAGCGAGCTTGACCGCGATCATGTCCAAGCTCTCATGCTGCGCGAGTGTCATGTCAGGATAGGACGGGCTATTGCGGACCATAGCCTTGATCTTTTGCGCTACGCTCGCGGTCAACTTATAATCCCCATGCGTTTTCGCGCGCTCTGATAGTAACTCCATTCTATTGCCCTCTCCCGTAGCTCGTTAGCTGTTCAATCGCTGCGCTGCGCGTGTAATGGTGCGAGAGCTTCCCTCGCGGGGTCATGGCGCGCCACTTGCCATGCCAGTGTGATTTGCTGATCCAACCCAAAACATAATCGTCTTGGACCACGATATAGGTATCAATCCCGTCCGGTAATACGCGCGGCATGTTTTCTCTCCCCATGCAATGCTGTGGTATGATCCCGACCGCCGACAAAGCGACCGATTTGCGGGTAAGAATAACCCGCATGTCTTAACAAATACATAGCCTCTTGACGCGCGCGTATGTATCGCGGGCGTCGGTCTTTTCCGATCATCTCTGCGACCGTCATGTTATGCCGTGTTGCCACATCGTACAGAATACGCGTCGAAAGGCGCGCGTCCGCTTTCGGTGGCTTCGGTATAAATACGGGTACAGGTGGCCGTATGACGGGCGCGTGCTTGGTGACGGGTTCAGGTGGCGGCAGCGGTTCCGCTTGCGTCGGCCTGATCCGATCAATCGGGATAATAGGTCGAGACGGGGTTCGGTTGTCGCCTAGCCTCTCGCGTATCGCCTTGTAGTGCGCTGATAGCGTCTCTCGCGTCATTGTAACTGTCATAGTTCCCCCTTGGTATATCGTACTCGTCAACTACTAGATAACAAAATATCTGATCCGGTTCGTGCGGATCGTATACAGGCTCAATCGTCAGCATGTTCGATCCGGTCCAATCCGGCCTCTTGAACCTCTTCTAACCATACTTCGCTTTCGTCTTTCAATTCAGACCATGCCTTGAGCCAGTCTGACATTTCCATGGCCTCGAAAGCCTCATCTTCGCTTGCCGCGTCAATCGTCAATTCAAAGGTGACATTAGCGCGATAGGTATAGGTATAAATTTTACGCTGCATTGGCATTATTTAGACCCCTTGCTTGTTTTTATTTTGACGCAACAAAATTTGCTCTGATTGCGTTTAGTGGCAAATTGAGCTTGTGCGCTAGGCTTTGTTTTGCCGCGCGGCATGTCTTCCATTGCTGCGTCGTCGAATGATAGCGCCATTCTTCCGTATGAAGCAAAACCCATAAGTCAATTTTGCGGTATAGCTTTCCCGTTAACTCAAAATCCGTTTTCATAATTTTTCCCCTTGCTTGTTTCGATTGTCCACTATGGCAATCAGTGAGACAGCGCGCGCTTGGCACGCTGTCCTAACTGATTGTCACTCACGCGGCTATTGACGGCGTGTTATGCTGCACGGTTGCCCATGCAACGTGCGGCTTGTCGGTAGGAACGCGGCACGGCATAAGAACACCAAAAATTTCAAACGCGTCACGATCGTCGGTCTTTTTTATCGTGACAAGCGCCGGAGCGTCGCCGTTGTGATGCAGCGTCGGGACTGGCAAGCCGTCAATAAGCGCCGCGGCTTTTTGAAACGTGATTAATTGCGACGGATCGAATTGAGCTAACGCGCCGTCGGTCGTCGCCGGAATAACGCGGCGATAATCTGGAAACGTTCCATCAATTACGCCGGACGATACCGACACGCCGTCAAGCGTTAACGTCACCTTGCCGTCGGCAAAAAGCAAGTCGGCATAATCGTTTGATTTTCGCGTCGTTTTGATTTTTGCGATTAGATCACGCGGCACGATAATATCAAGCGCCGGGGCTTCACGTATCACGCCGTCGGGTGCGTTAACGCCGTCGGCATATTTTTGCCGCGCGACGATCATGCGTTTGCCATCGGTTGCTGCTAGCACGATACCTTTAGGCGTCGTTTGAATATTGACGCCGTGCAAATAGTAGCGTGTTTCGTCGTTTGATACGGCGAGATTTACGGCTTTTAAAAGATTAATATTGATTAACATTTTAATTTCCTTTGCTAGTTTGATTTTATTATGCGCCAAAGCCAATGGCGAGAAAAAAGATTGCGCCGACGAATAGCGCGAGCGCGATTAGTTCGATTGCGTCTTGTATGATTGCGCGGATCATTATCGCACCCAATATGTTGTGCCGCCAAAATCAACCGGCGTATAATCGACGCGGATATTATACGCGGTTTGATCCCAATCAATTGCGATATAGTGCGGAATGTCTTTCGGAATATCGCCGCAATCCTCAAGCAATTCGCGCGCGTAATCCGTGAAATAACTGTCGCGGATTAACGTCGTGCCGTATTCCCAATCTGGCGCATAGATTTCGCCTTCACCTGCCAAAGCGAGAAGAGTATTTAGCTCGTCTAGCTCCTCTTCACCAATATCCGGTTGATTTTTTAATTCTTCAATGCGCGCGATTATGTCACGGCTGTCGATCACGTCGTCTGTATTGTCGATTGTTTTTGTCATGATGTGTTCTTCCCTTGCTTTGCTAAAGATTGTTTAGCGTTTTATGTGGTTTTGGTTTGATAGCGTCAAGCCGGCAATGCCGGCTTGACTGATTTGTTTTTAGCCTGGCGCGCTGCAATGTGTTCAGCGCGCGCTTTCAAGAATTGCTCTTTAGCGTGAACCGACGGAAAGCGCGCAATTCCGTTTTCAATAAACCCGCCAAATTGCTTTACTTGTTTTTTAAAAGTGTCATTTTTCATTTTTTCACCTATTACGCGTCAAGCCGCAATCATAGCGATGGCGCTGCTATTGAGCGCGCGAATTTCATACGCGTGCACGCCAGTCTTTTTGACGCTATAAATGCGAGGCTGCGCGCGGTAACACTTCAGCATATGCGCGAACCGCCCGCGCAAATCAGGCGCGGCGAATTGAGGTTCATCAATAAACCAAAACCGAAATTGCGGTTTTGTGGGCTCAATAGCGTTTTGACGCGGTGACGATATTACGGTTTTAATTTCCATTTTAGTTTCCTTTTTTCTTGGCAATATTGGCAACAGCGTCGCGCTGTTGATGCTACATAATTTATAGCACTCGTTTTGACTGTCAAGTGCCTGCTAAAGATATTTTTGCAATTCTTGGCGTTTTAGGCGTTTTTCTTGGCAAGGCTTGGCAAGTTGGCGTTGCTGCGTTGCCAAGGGGAAACACATTGCGCGGCTTAGTGTTTTTCGCTTTCTTGGCTATATTGGCAGTTTATTATTAAGACATTAGAAATAAAAAAAAATAAGAATATATACCTATAATGTAATACGGCTGAAATTCTGGCGTCAACTCCGCGAGGGGTGCCAAGAGTGCCAATCTGCCAAGAACTGCCAATAACCCACACCCACGCAAACGACAAAAAACTTGCGTTTAATTGATTTTTAATTTACGGTTAATTCGCCGGGCTATTCCGGCGCGAACAATAGGTGCCAATAATGCCAATCAAGAAAACAGTCTTAAATGTTAAAATCGAAACGCAACTGGATTTGACCGACCGACTTGCCGGGCTTCATATGACCGACAAGATAACCAAGTCACAAGCTGCCAGTGCCCAAACATTCCTTCGGCATTATGTGCCGTGCCAACTTCGCATTGATATGCGAACCGATAAAGGAATCTTGTACGTTCAAGCGAAGGGCGACGACGTAACCGCGTTTACGGTTAACCCTCGCGCCAAAGTTAACATGGTGTTTGATAACCTGAATGACTGATTGCCAATGTAACGAGCGCTCTTTAGTCGAGCGCTCGATTGCCTTAGGTTATTTAACAATCTAACTATGTGTATTAATTATAAACACATTGTGCTAGTGTGTTTCAACTTAAAACACAAATTGAGGGGGGGATAGGGCCGAGCGACAGGGCCCTGAGTTTGGGTAGCCTTTACAAAAATTTTTTTATTTTTTGCAAAATCCACACCCCTTGCCGCCAACAGGCAAACGCAGTAAGTTTATGAGCATGTTTGAATCTCTGCCGTACGAACCACGCGAAATCAAAGCCACCGAGGCGCGGCTACAGCGCATCTATGCTGCTGCCGCCAAAGGGCTGAAAGGTGACTCGCTTGCACTTGCCGCGGGCATGATGCCTGTTGAGTACCGGCGGCTGTGCCAGATGGACCCGATGGCTGAGATGGCGGAGCTTAAAGGGCGCGCCGATTCGGAGCTTAAAGCCGCAACGGCGCTCCACAAGGCGGCGGATGAGGGCGACGCCAAGGCGGCGCTTGAAATCCTCAAGCACGCTCACGGCTGGACAGCCAAGCAAGAGATTACAGTGGACGTGTACCAACGCATCAGCATCACGCAGGCGTTAGCAGACGCGCAAGCACGCGTCATAGAGGGGACAATAGCCAATGGCTCAGATGCCAATCTACAACTCGGCAGACGAACAAGTACTGATGAGTACGCTATGGTCGCCGAGGCTGGCTGACGACCCTGAAGCGTTTGTTCTGTTCGCGTTTCCTTGGGGGCAACCGAACACCCCGCTGCACAAGTTTGCGGGCCCGCGCAAATGGCAGCGTAAGGTGCTGCGCGACATAGCCGAGCATATTAGGGCCAACAGAGGCCAGCTCCAGATGGACACGCTGCGAAAGGCGGTCTCGTCGGGGCGCGGTATTGGTAAGTCTGCCTTGGTCAGTTGGCTGATCCTGTGGATGCTAACGACACGCATTGGCTCAACGGTCATCGTCAGCGCCAACTCGGAAGCACAGCTCCGGTCGGTAACGTGGGGCGAGTTGACCAAGTGGGCGGCGATGATAATCAACAACCACTGGTGGGAGATCAGCGCGACCAAGCTGACGCCTGCCAAGTGGGTAAGCGAGCTGGTCGAGCGCGACCTCAAGAAAGGTACGCGTTATTGGGCCGCCGAGGGTAAGCTGTGGTCGGAAGAGAACCCCGACAGTTACGCCGGTGTTCACAACCACGACGGCATGATGCTGATTTTTGACGAGGCAAGCGGTATTCCCGACGCGATCTGGTCGGTCGGAGCGGGCTTTTTTACGGAAAACATACTGGACCGCTATTGGTTCGCGTTCTCCAACCCGCGGCGCAACCAAGGGTATTTTTTCGAGTGCTTCAACGCCAAACGGGCGTTCTGGGACACGACGCAAGTTGACGCCCGCACGGTCGAGGACACCGACAAGCAGGTCTATGAGCAGATCATCGCCGAGTACGGCGAAGACTCGGCGCAGGCCAAGGTCGAGGTGTACGGCGAGTTTCCAAGCGAAGGCGACGACCAGTTCATCAGCCCGCGACTGGTAGACGAGGCGATGGCGCGTGAGCAGTACAAGGACATGACCGCGCCGTTGGTGATGGGCATCGACCCGGCACGCGGCGGCGCTGACTCAACCGTCATCGTGCTGCGACGGGGGCGTGACCTCGTGGCGATCAAACGGTTCCACGGCGAGGACACGATGATGATCGTCGGGCGTATTATTGACCTGATGGAAGAGTTCAAGCCGACAATGGTCGTCATGGACGAGGGCGGGCTCGGGTACGGTATTCTTGACCGCCTGAACGAACAACGATACAAGGTAAAAGGTGTCAACTTCGGCTGGAAAGCCAAGAACTCGATCATGTGGGGCAACAAGCGTGCCGAGATGTGGGGCACGATGAAGGACTGGTTGAGGTCGGCGGCGCTACCGCAAGACAGGCAGTTGAAGGCCGATCTGACAGGGCCGTTGAAAAAACCGAACTCTTCGGGTACAGTCTTTCTTGAAGGAAAAAAAGAGATGAGGTCAAGAGGACTGGCATCACCTGACGCAGCCGACGCATTGGCCGTTACGTTTGCCTATCCTGTTGCTCATCGTGAGGCTAAAGACTTACCGGCCCGTAAGTTCGGGTCACAAACCGCAGTTCTCAATTCATGGATGGGAAGCTAACATGAGCAACACAAAATCAATCGGTATCGCGTAT